GTGTTTTTTACGGTATGCCTATATTAGCAGAAAACAATAAACCAAGATTACTATACTACTTTAAACGTAGAGGCTATAGAGCTTTTAGTATGAATAGACCAGATAAAGTTTGGAACAAGTTATCTACAGCAGAAAAAGAAGTTGGTGGTATACCAAATTCTAGTGAAGATATAAAGCAAGCTCACGCCGCTGCTATTGAAATGTATATAAATGATCATGTTGGTCGTTTACAAGATGGTAGTTATGGTAACATATATTTTAATGAAACGTTGTTAGACTGGTCTAAATTTGATATTAATAAACGTACAAAATTTGACGCTTCTATAAGCTCAGGTTTAGCAATAATGGCTTGCAATAGACATTTATATAGACCTGTTAACGTTAAAACAAAAAGTAAATTAAATATAAATATTGCTAAATATACAAACACTGGCAGTATTTCAAAAATAATAAATTAATAAAATGAGTTATCCGCATAAGTACTTTCCAAAACAAACAGTTAGCGATGCTGAAAAGTTAAGTTATGATTATGGTTTAAAAGTAGCTAAAGCTATAGAGTCGGAATGGTTTAGCAGTAGCACTAGTAGATCAAGTAGATATAGAAGTAGATATTCTAATTTTCATAATTTAAGATTATACGCTAGAGGTGAGCAGTCGATACAAAAATACAAAGATGAATTATCTATAAATGGTGATTTATCTTATTTAAATTTAGACTGGAAGCCAGTTCCTATTATACCTAAGTTTGTTGATATTGTAGTCAATGGAATGTCTGATAAAGATTACGAGTTAAAAGCTATTTCTCAAGATCCGTACGGAGTTTCTAAAAGAACTGAGTATATGGAGTCTTTGCTTAGAGACATGTTATCTAAAGAATTTAACGAAAAAGCTAGAAAGCTATTTGGTATAGATATGTTTGAAAATGACTTATCTAAACTTCCTGCTGATCAAGACGAACTAAAGATACACATGCAGCTGAATTATAAGCAAAACATAGAAGTTGCTCAAGAGCAAGCAATAAATGTTTTATTTGAGGCTAGTAACTACGATTTAATTAAAAAAAGATTTTACTATGATTTAGCTGTTTTAGGTATTGGAGCAACTAAGACTTCTTTTAATACTTCTGAAGGAGCTATCGTAGAATATGTAGATCCAGCGGACTTGGTATATTCTTATTCAGACTCACCTAATTTTGAAGATATATATTATGTTGGTGAAGTAAAGTCAATACCAATAAACGAGCTAGCTAAACAATTTCCATTTTTAACAGAACAAGACTTAGAAGAAATAAGCAACACTACATATAATTACGATTACGAATCTTATTCTTCTAAAGATAATGACATCAATAAAGTAAAGATTTTGTATTTTAACTACAAAACTTACATGAATGAAGTTTATAAAATAAAAGAAACAAAATCAGGTGGAGTAAAAGTTATTGAAAAAGATGATACATTTAATCCACCAGAAAATGCAGAAGGTGATTATTCTAAATTACAAAGATCTATTGAGGTTTTGTATGATGGAGTTTTGATATTAGGTACTGACAGATTGTTGAGATGGGAAATGTGCGAGAACATGATGAGACCTAAAAGTGATTTTAATAAAGTCAAAATGAATTATCAAATCGTAGCACCTAGAATTTACAACGGTAAAATAGAATCACTTGTTGGTCGCATTACTGGTTTTGCTGACATGATACAGCTTACGCATTTGAAGTTACAACAAGTTATGTCACGTATGGTTCCAGACGGTGTTTATTTAGATGCTGATGGTTTAGCAGAAGTTGACCTTGGTAATGGAACAAACTACAACCCACAAGAAGCATTAAACATGTTCTTCCAAACGGGTAGTGTTATTGGTAGATCGTTTACACAAGACGGTGATATTAATCCTGGCAAAGTACCTATACAAGAAATTACATCTGGTAGTGGTGGTAATAAAATGCAGGCTTTAATAGCAAATTACAACTACTATTTACAAATGATTCGTGATGTAACCGGCTTAAACGAAGCTAGAGATGGTAGCGCTCCTGACAAAAACGCTTTAGTTGGTTTACAAAAACTAGCAGCAGCTAATAGTAACACAGCAACTAGACACGTGCTGCAAGCTGGTATGTTTTTAACGCTAGAAGCAGCTGAGTGTTTATCAATGAGAGTTTCAGATATAATAGAATATTCACCAACAGCTGATGCTTTTATAAGATCTATAGGTGCTCATAATTATGCTTCGTTAGAAGAAATTAAAGATTTACATATTCACGATTTTGGTATATTCTTAGAACTAGCTCCAGATGAAGATGAAAAAGCTATGTTAGAAAATAATGTTCAAATGGCTTTAGCTCAAAAAAATATTGATCTTGAAGATGCTATAGATATAAGACAAGTAAAAAGTATATCTTTAGCTAATCAATTATTAAAAATAAGAAGAAAGAAAAAGCTAGCTCAAGACGCTCTTAAAACTCAACAAAACATAGCTAGTCAAACTCAAGCAAACAATAAGTCTGCACAGTTTGCGGCTAGTTTAGATGTTAGAAAAAATCAAGCTGCAAGTCAAGCAGAAATAGCTTTGGAGCAAGCTAAAGCTCAAATTAAAGCAGCAGCGCAAGAAAGAGAAGCTGAGCTTAAAAAAGAGCTTATGGAACTAGAGTTTCAATATAACATGCAGTTAAAAGGTATGGAAGTTGAAGGTTTAAAGTCTAGAGAAAAAGAAAAAGAAGATCGCAAAGATGAAAGAACTAAAATACAAGCGTCACAGCAAAGTGAACTTATAGAACAAAGAAAAACAGGTGGAGCACCTAAAAAGTTTGAATCTGCCGGTAATGATATACTTGGAGGTGGATTTAATTTAGGTAGTTTTGAGCCTAAATAACAATTAATTTTTTATATTTTATATTATGGAACAAGAATTAGAAAACGTTGAGAACGTTGAACAAACTACTCAACAAGTTGATGAAACTAAATTTATGTCTGCAGACGATGACAGTGTTATTAAAGTAGATTTAAATAAACCAATACAAGATGAAAAACCAGAAGAAAAGCAACCAGAAGAAACTGAGGCTGGCACAACTGACGACGCAGGAGTGGTTAGAGTCGATGAAAGTACCGAGTCCGCACAGGAACAAGAAGAAGTACAACCGCAAGGAGAAGTACAAGAAGAAACACCAGTACTAGAAGAAATAACAAGTGAAGAAGTAAAAGAAAAAGTAGAAGAAGTTGCGGAACAAGCTGAAGAGGCTATAGCTCAAGCTGAAACTACAGGTAATCCTTTACCAGAAAACATACAGAAGCTAGTTGACTTTATGGAAGAAACTGGTGGTAGTTTAGAAGACTATGTAATGCTTAATCAAGATTATTCAGATATGGATAATTTAACAGTGTTACAAGAATACTATAAATTAACTAAACCTCATTTAAACGCTGAAGAAAGAGCGTTTTTAATGGAAGAAACTTTTTCATACGATGAAGAAGTTGATGAGGAAAAAGATATTAGAAAAAAGAAAATAGCCTTAAAAGAGCAAGTTGCCGAGGCTAAAGCCTACTTAGACGGGCAAAAGTCTAAATATTATGATGAGATTAAAGCAGGATCAAAGCTTACTCCTGAACAGCAGAAAGCTTGGGACTTTTTTAATCGATATAACAAAGAGTCTGAAGAAAAGCAACAGGCACAAGAAAAGATGAGGTCTACTTTTAACAAGCAAACTGAATCACTTTTCAACAACGAGTTCAAAGGTTTTGAATACAGTGTTGGTGATAAAAGATTTAGAGTTAACGTTAAAGATGTAGAAGGATTAAAAGGTGAGCAACGCGATATGAACAACTTTATCGAAAAGTTTTTGAATAAAGATGGTAGTATAATAAACGCGTCTGAATACCATAAATCTATTTATACAGCCTCAAACGCTGATGCTATTGCTAAGCATTTTTACGAGCAAGGTAGAGCTGACGCTATCAAGGATAGTGTTGCTAAATCTAAAAATATAAACATGCAGCCTCGTCAAGGTCATAAAGGTTTTGAAGCTGGCGGTGTAAAAGTAAAAGTATTAGGTAATGATTCTTCAGATTTTAAGTTTAAATTTAAAAACAAAAAATAACATTTAAAATTAAAAAATTATGGCAATTTCAAATCCTGGTGGTTTGTTGAACAGTGTACCTGCTACAGTACAGCAAGCACTTGCTTCAAACTATCTAGATCTTTCATCAGCTACTAACGCTGGTTGGGGTCAACAATATGTGCCAGACTTGATGGAAAAAGAAGCTGAGGTTTTTGGACCTCGTACAATTTCTGGTTTCCTTTCTCAAGTTGGTGCAGAAGAGGCTATGACAGCTGATCAAGTTGTATGGTCTGAACAAGGTAGATTACACTTATCTTACAAAGGTAAAGTATCTGCTGCTACAAGTGGTCTTAACTCAAGTTCACAAATCTTAATTCAAGCTGATATTGACGGAGCTGATTCTGATAACGCAGGTATCTCTAATGGTCACACTGGCGAAGTAAGACACGGTATTAGACCAAACGACACTATTATTATAGCTGACTCTACTAACGGTATTGTTAAAGCTGTTGTTACTAAAGTAGATACTGATACTATTGACTTCTCTCCTTACGGAACAGATACTTTAAGTACTACTTCAAACCAAACTACTACTATATTAGTTTATGGTTCTG